TAAAAATGGCGAAAGACATGCTTAACGATGACTACTACGGTAAGCGTGAAGTAATTAGCAATAGTTGGCATGCCAAACTAGAAATTGCTAAAATCAATGGTGGAGAGTTGCCTGAACATCCAGGATTCCCAGCTTATCCATCCGAACTCGAAATCATTTCAAAGGCTCAGACCCTTAATGGTTTTGTTTCAAACATCCCCTTAGATACTACAAAGACTAATAGCAAAAAGTCAACCTGATATGGGATCGGGAAGACATGCTCACGCATGTCTTTCTTTAACTAATTAAGGAGATTGTATGCGAATACGATTATACATTTTATTAACAATATGTTTTGTATCACTACTATTTGTAGTGGTACCAAATTTTATCAAACAAGAAGATAAAATTTTAAAGATAGAATATAAACAATTAACAAAAGAAACAAGAATACAAATTGACTGCTTGGCAGAAAACATTTATTATGAAGCAGGATGGGAACCAGTAGATGGTCGTGTCGCTGTTGCGCTAGTAACTCTGAATAGATTGCAAGATCCAAGATATCCAAAAGATATTTGTTCTGTAGTAAAACAAAAGGTAAAATCTACATGTCAGTTCTCTTGGTTCTGCGAGGGAAAGAAACATATAACCAGTAGTAGATTATATGAAGAGTCTCAGAACATTGCTCTTTATGTATATGCAAACTATGAAAATCTAACAGACATTACGCATGGAGCATTGTTTTATCATGCCGATTATGTAAACCCTCGTTGGAAACTTGACAAGACTACCGTAATTGGTAGACATATTTTTTATAAAGAAAGTGACCGATAACCATGATGCAAAAATTAAACCTACAACTGAAAGAAGAAACTTCTCAACATTCTTTCTTCTTATTGATGGAAGAAGTAACACTGGCTACTGCCAAACAAGCAGTTGAATGGGTTTTTGAAGCGAACTTCGCTGAAGAGCGACCAGATTTAATGAATTTGATTATCACATCTCCAGGTGGTGATTTGAATGCAGCGTTTGCATTGATTGATGCTATGCGTGGTTCAGCTATACCAATTCGTACTATTGGATTGGGACAGATTGCGTCAGCTGGACTAATGATTTTTATTGCTGGAGAAAAGGGAAAGCGTATTCTTACACCAAATACTTCCATTCTGAGTCACCAATACTCATGGGGTGCTTTTGGTAAAGAACACGAATTGTTTGCAACAGTCAAAGAGTTTGATTTAACCACCAAGAAGATGATCCAACATTATAAAAAATGCACTGGATTAGCTGACGCAAAGATCCGAGAGGTTCTACTGCCACCACAAGATATCTGGTTAAGTCCACTTGAGGCTAAAAAATTAGGACTATGCGATGAAGTTAAAGACCTTTCTTAACTATATTAAATATTCTGGATTGTGGATGGGTGTTGCCATTAATCCGTATCACTGGGAACTAAGATTTGTTATTGACGGACATACAGATCTAGACCCAAAACAACATTTGGTATTTGTTGCTCTTGGTCCATTCTGGATTAGAGGAGTTATAGATGACGGTACTTGGTAAATTAAAAGGGATAATTATGAATGATCATGTTTTTACGATTTGTATAACACTAGCTGTGTGTTCACTAATTGGTGCTTCAACATTTTACAAATATTCAGAACTAAAGTCTGTTGAACGAAATGTAGAATCTGCCATCGTTAAAGGAATTGACCCAGTTGCAGTTCGCTGTGCATATGCAAACGCATCAGATATGGTGTGTATAGCCTATGGTGCATCACATGCGAATAGCGGATCTGGAGTCTCTATACCTAAGAAATAACCCCTCATCTTTGAGGGTTATTCTGCCCATACCCCTGTAAGTTGTTGATTTTACAGGGGTATTTTTTCATCCAGAAACTTGTTGTCTTTAATTGAACCTTCATGTATAATAACTGTATGATAAATGAAAAAGCGATTAAAAAATTAGGTTCCCTGAGTGGATGGGTTGGAATGGTACTGATTCATGGTGCGACTCTCCCAACAACTTTAGGGGTTATTCTTGGTTACTCGAACAATGTTCCACCAGTTAGTATGGTGATTCTTGTTTGGACTGGTTTGATGTTGTTTCTGTTTAGAGCAATCGTGCAGAAAGATACGCTGTATATCGTATCGAATGCACTAGGATTTTTCTTTAACAGCATCTTGTTGGCTTTGATTGTTTTCAAATAAGGATATATTATGACTCTATTGACTGTTGGCAACCCAAAGTTGCTTAAAGGTGAGAAGAAAGGCTATCTGTCTTCTGTTCTACACTTTGCACCTGCAACTCTTTCTGGTAAAGAAGTCTGTCCCAAGCGCACAGCTGGATGTACTGCTGCATGTTTAAATACTGCTGGTCGTGGTGGCATCTTCAAGAAAGGTGAAACCACTAATGTGATTCAGAAAGCACGAATCCGTAAGACCAAAGCATTCTTCGAAAATCGTCAAGCATTCCTTAATGAGTTGACTGTTGAGATACTCAAGACAAAAACCAAAGCAGAAAAACAAGGACTCATCCCAGTCTTTCGTTTGAATGGTACTTCGGATATTTCATGGGAGAAGTATACCGTTGCAAATGGTAAAAACATTTTCCAAATGTTCCCAGAAGTGCAGTTTTACGACTACACTAAAATCAACAATCGCAAAGTTGCACACATTCCAAACTACCATCTGACTTTTTCTAAAGCAGATGGTAATGATATGGACACTCGTCTTGCAATCTCAAATGGTATGAATGTTGCAGTTGTATTTCACAAACTGCCAGAGACATATCTTGGTCGTCCAGTTATCAATGGCGATGAGACTGATCTTCGTTTCTTGGATCCTAAAGGTGTTATCGTTGGTCTCAAAGCCAAAGGTAAAGCCAAGAAAGATTTGTCAGGGTTTGTTGTATGATGCAACAACCAACAGATTCCTTAAATGATCAATTCATATGGGATCCAAGAACTAAAAACTTGGGATATACTGCAAAATTTGCAGGGCATATGATGACTGCAATATTAGACTATGCTAAAGAACAAGACATATCTAAGATGACTTTAGATGATGTTTTTGTTTATCTCAGTAGAATAGATTCTTCTCGTGCAATTTAATTGTTGACATGCAACATTTATTAGGGTATAATAGAACTATGTTCATCTATGTAAAATCATCTTCTGCTAAAAAGAAGAAAACCTCTGCAAAGCAGAGAGAGTTGCAAGCATCTTGGGAAAAGATGCTAAAGAAGTATCCCACAAAGAAGGTTGTGACACCAAAGCAATCCCTCAGTGATGTATACTCACTTGGAAAACCTGCATGTCGTGAGACACCTAAGATTCCAAGTCTTCCATTTACTGGTGGTGCGTGTACTAAGCCAACGCAACAAGTATATACTGGAACTAAAATTATTGGAATTGGTACTATGCATAAATCAAATGCCATACCGATTTTTAGTGATGATCAAGCAAAAGATATCGCAACAATGAGGAGATAATCATGGAACCTAAGAAACACTATAACAATATTACCTACACATATACAGTTAACCCAAATATGGATACATCGTCATTTGTATATTTGAATCCAATTTCTATAACTGGTTTATATAAAACACCCAGTGAAGAAACAAAGACTCATATCTGGGCTGAAGATCTTATTGAGAAGTATTTGGATAAGGGCGACTTCACTGAGGCTAATGAGTTGCTTAAAAAGTTTGTCTTGCAAAAATAAAGAGAGTATAATATGAATGAGTTAGTGAACAAAAAGCAAGAGTTACTTTTGCAAAAAATGAAATTAGATAAATTCTTTTCTAAGTATTTGGAGAAGTTTGATCGAAAGATGGATTCAGAAAAGACTGATACACCTATTTGGAAATTATATCGATCTAAATTCGATGAATACTCCAAGATCAATCAAGAATTACGAAATCTAGAATACTACATTAAACGAGAACAGTATGTTTAAGACAGCCAATGAATTTTCTTTGCATATTGAACAAATGGTTCGTGAAACTAAACTGAGTTACATGGACGCAGTCCTAGAGTATTGTAAAGAGAACTATCTTGAACCTGATGATGTTGCCAAACTAATTAGCAAGTCATTGAAGGATAAGATTGAGATGAACTTTCGTGAGTTGAATTACCTACCAAAACAGGCACAACTGGATGTGTAATGGATGGATTTAAAGCATACCGTTATTACCTAGCAAT